GTGGTATCTACTGCTCCTTGGAGCGTAATTCTTTTGTTTAGCGCGCTCATAGGTATTACTCAATTAAAGTATTAAAAGAGGCTACAGAGGCTTTATCTGTTAAAGCATTTATTTCACCTTCTTTTGTATTACAGATGTTTCTGTATCCATCTCTTTCTGTTTGTATAGAATCTGGAATAGGAGCTGTAGTATCTGTTTTCCTAACATAATACCAATCTGTTTCTGTTAGCTTTGTATTTAAGTTGTTTTTTAATTCTGTTATAGCAGCAGACTTCATATCCTCTAACGAGTCATCAAAAGTTATATCAGTTACCGGGTATGTAAAATTGCCATTATCAGTATCCCAATAAATATCACCTAGCTCTTGTGTCTTTTCATTATACTCAGGAGTAACAACATCATATAGCCCTTCTGCTTCTTGCTCTTCATCTGTTAGCAAATTAAAACCACCTGCGTAGTGTTTAATATTACCCTGGAACTGAGACGGCGCTGAGCCGTAAGTTTCGATTACTCCGTTTTTATTTATTGCTTTCATATTATGCTGAGGTATCTGGTGTATAAGTTGCTACAGTGTAGTTTATAACTGCCGCGTTAGTATCATCATCCAAACATACGACCTGCATGTGGTTTGATGCGCTACCGTCGTAATCAACCCCGCCAACTTTATTTATTGTGTCAGATGTAAAGTTTGTATCTATATTAAGTGTTACACTACCGGTTAAGCCGTATAGATCAACAACCTGCCCGTTTTTCATGTTTTGTAAAACAACTATTGTTGTTCCTGTAAGACTAGCAGTAAATTCAAATACGCTTGCTGCAGAAGCATCAAGATTTATTGTACCGCTTGCTGTACTAATTTCTGTTCTAGCAGTAAACCTGTTTGCAATTTGATCGTGATCAACAACGTCATTAGCAATAGTTGTAGCTCCGGCTGAATCAATAGTTACATTACCACTCATAGCTACATTGCCAAAGTCTGTGCCATCTGAAATAAGCACGTGCCCCGCTGTAGCGGCTGATAAACTATCGTCAATAAAATTTATTTTTGTTGCAGTAACTGCATCTGCTGATATAGTTGTAACGCCTGCACTTGTAATTGTTAGATCTCCTGAAACAGCTACGTTGCCAAAATCAACTCCATCTGAAATTAAAATATGCCCAGTGCTAGTTGCTACAGTATTATCATCAATAAAACTTATTTTAGCAGGAGTAACAGAATCATTAGCTAATGTTACGGTACCTTCGTCTCTAAATTCAAAGTCACCATTGTTATCAATTGCTAATACTTTGTTTGCTGCAGGAGATGTTGTTGCTGTAACGTCTGCTGGTGTGATTGCAAAGTTAGCAAACTCTAAGCCATTAGCTCCTGAGTTAACTTTTAACATTTGACCTGCTGTTCCGAATGATGCAGGTGTATCGCCTAGGGCTAAGAAGTTAACGACGTTAGCCGATAAAGTAGACCATACTAAATTACCAGAACCATCAACTGTAAGTATCTGACCGTTTGTTCCAACAGTAGGTGATAGTTTTACCGCTGTTACCGCTTGATCATCTATTTGTGCCGTATCTACGGTAGCTAGTTCAGCGAGTGCTCCAGCATTTGTAATATGGGCTATAGTATGTGTGTGATTTGCAGGTGGTACTTTATTAGCGTCTCTGCCTGTAACAGTGTCTATATCTTTAAATGCACCACCTCCGAATGTATACGATGCCCAACTTGAAGAAGCTAGCCCACCTGTCATTTCAAACGTAAGCGTATTATTAGATTTAGCTATGTTAGATACATAGTAATTACTAGCAGAGTTAAATGTCCAAGTGAATCCTTCGTCTCCGTCAGATGTTAGTACATAACCAGCAGTAGGTGTGTTTGTAACATTCAGTTTTCTTTCTGTTACAGCTTGATCTAGTATCTTCTGCTCTGTTACCGCATTCTCTAGTATCTCTATTTGTGATACTTTATTTAAATGTGCAAGAGCGCCCAGTTCCGATGCAATATTATCAAAGTTAATACCAGACTCAATTTGAGCAGTAATGCTAGCTAGCGATAAGAACGCCGCTTCTCCAAAAGTAAATGATTGATTAGTTGCACCGTTTACAGAGAAAGTAAGTATATTACCTGATTTAGTAATACCATCTAAATAGAAGTTAGCATCTGTAATTGCAGACTGGTCTATCCAGTTGAATCCGCCTCCTCCGTTTGAAGTAAGTATTTGTCCTGATATTCCGTTACCTGCTACGTTAAGATATGTAGAGGTTATATCGTTAGCTGAAAGTATATCGCTAACCTGATGTACGTGGTTTGCAGTTGCAAAGTACGAAGTATCTTGTAGTGCTGCTGTACCTAGATCTAGTGTTATATCGGATGTACCGTACATACTAAAGGTAATCAAACCAGAAGTATTATTAATAGTAACTCCGTCTAAATAAAAGTTTGTATCAGTTAAGGTATCGCTACTCTGTATATATGTAGAGATTGCGCCAACTGTAAATTTTTTCGTTATGTTGTTGTTATCACCATCCGCTCCGATTAGTAAGTCACTATCTGATATATTGGTATCTGTGGGATAAGTATGTATTACTGCCATTATACTGTGTTATTTTTTTTAGTTCCTTTACCAAAACCAGATCGGTTTCTACTAGCAGATACAAATGACGATGTTGTATGATCATAGTCCATACCGTTTATGTTCTTGCCATCTTTCTTTGCCTTACGCCTTTTGCGTTGGTTTTCTGCCTTCATAGCTCGGCGCCGCGGTGTCATTGCATATTCTTTGTCGCGGACTGCTTTACGACGCCGTGCGTCAGGTGATAGTTTTTGTTTAGCCATTATAAGGGAATCTCTCGTTAAGTGCCTCTTTTCTTTCTTGGCAACCGCAAGGGACATTTAATACAGCGGATACTTTCTCTACAACGGGTTTAATCCCGGTGGCAGTAGTAATTTTTTCTATGGTATCCCCTAATCCTTTTGACTTGCTCATTGGAGGTTTTATTTTTTCTCTTCAGCCATAGGGCCTTCTCCTACGTTATACCTTTTGTTAGCTCCAACTCCATTAACTCCAGTCCTATCTCTATAAGTTTTGCCGTCTGATGAAACTTTATAACGTCCCTTTTTCGTAACAGGTGAATCTTCCGGCGCAGCCTTAATAGCTTTTTTAAGGTTCTCAGGTAATTTGTTTTGATCACCTACTAACGCTTTCATAAGCGCAGGTGCCCCACCCCTATTTTGGTAAGCCATTTTAAATGGACTATTCATTTTTATTGGAAATTCTGATGTCTTATCATTTAGGGGTTTAGGTTTCAACTTTTCCTTTTTTTTAAGCATTTTCATTTCTGCTCGTTGTGGTTTTTTCTTTGGATCTGGCATAATTTCTTAATTTTGTTAAAATATATGTATATTAATCTATTATTACGTCTATTATTATTTATTTACCATGTTGTTATATAAGTGCTGAGCCAGTACTATTTCATCTTTAGAATCTATACACATATCACTTGTGATAAATTTAAACTCAGCTATCTTCTCGTACCTTGTTTGTTGTGTGGCGCAGCTCGGTATCAGCAATGCTACCCCAAGAATTAACTTCTTCATAATGTTTGTTTGTTTGTGCTATAAGAATAGCGTTTGTTAGTCTGTCGATACTCTTACGTATCTCCTTCAGTTCGTTTCTAAGTCCATTAGACTTAATCTTAATTTCTTTGCTCATTGAATTTAATTAAATCGTGAATATCACATTGTACGATCTCACCCTTCTTCTCATCACATAACTCCTTATCAGATGTATTGAACACACTGGTGCCTACAAGACAGAAGCAATCTACTTGATGTGGCCACTTCTCACAGGAGAGCAGTAATAACAACGGTAACAATCTATACATGTATAATTTATCACGAGTAAACAGGATAACGTAAAAGTGCGACGATAGCCTGCTACTATATATAATTAACACCCTATTGTCACAGTTTTTCAGATGCTTGATATATGGTAATTTTTTTGATTAGATATATAGATATTTTGTATAATACGCAACTATTTGACAACCAGCCGCTTAAACTAAATCAATTATAAAAACCCACCCCCCGTTGTATTTATAACACTTTGTTAAAATGTTTTAGCTTTTACTATATATATATTACAATGTAAATACGAAACTATATGGATAATATATATGTAAATAAAAAATAATAATTATGAAAACTACATTAGAAAAACATTTAAAAGAAGTTAGTAAACAAAATAAAACTATTTTAAATTCATTAGTAAAAGAAGAACTAAATAAGTTTTTTAAAACAGATTAT